AGTAGAASCCGGCCTTCGGGCCGAGCTCTTCCCGGGGTGCACCCCTTCAGATCACAGTGCACTGTGCCCCATCCGGGGAGGGCTCTGCGAGCAGCCCGTAGTCACGGATTACGCTATAAGGTAGCGACCCGCCACCGAAGTGGCAGTGCATTAGCACCATCAGGCTTTGACCCTGCCAGGGGGTTAGTAACCACCATGCCTCCCAAGGCCGGGCCCTTTTTACCCAGCGGGGAGACCCCTGGGGCGGGGAGGGCGGGAACCTCCTCCGGTGATGATCAGTCACCAGACCTTGCCGCAACAGATGAATTTAGTTCACCCGAAGAGGGCTACGATGAGCAGGGCTAAGAACCCCAACCACCGCCAGCGACTCCTCTGGCTTGTGAAATCCAATTGATGTACCACCCCCATATAGGGGGGGGAGAGAGGGAAACCCCCCGGGATACCAGCAATCTCAGGGGGAGGAAGCCGTAGGCCTGGATGCCACAACAAGCCCCTAGCCAACTCAGCCCAACCGCGCGAGCGGAGCATGCGTGTTCGCAACGCCCCGGCCTTCTTTCGGTGGACTGCTAAGCCAGGGAGCTTGAGGTCGCTCAGAACCTTACCAGCCTCCATCTTTGTTTTAGTTGTGTCTGCGGTAACCCTCAACGCTGCTGGTCCGTGGAGGGCCACGATGATGTTAGGCAGTTTGTCCAGTGGAAACTTGTAGTAGTTACCATGCACCTGGCACCAAACCGGATCAGACGGTGTGCCTCCACCCCTGAATGCGCACGTTAGCACATGAGGGATGATGACCCACCGTGTGATGGGGTGCCAAGGATAAAGGAGGATGTAACCGATCGCCGAAGCCATCGGGTCACTATACTCACTCGACATGCGAGCGAGCGGCCTCCGGAAGTCCGTGGTCAGGAAGAAATGGCGCTTCCCATCTGCATTGCACTCAGCAAGCCAAGTGGAGCAGAAGGGGGCCGTGTCCAATGATGCATGATATGAGGGCTCGCACGCGTACCCATAGCTCGCTAGGGCTCTGCCCAAAGCGTCGCTTGGGTCGCACACTGGCCGCTCACATATGATCAAGCAGTCATCGCCGGCTATGAGAAGAGAGACATTTTTCAGCCCCACTCTCTCACAGGCAGCTTTCACCTTGATGTAGCAGGTCAAGCAGTTGCTCGCGCTAGTTGTTAGGACACCCGAGGATCTGCAATACCTCTCACCGACGGGCACCCCTTCCGGGGTGACCATGGTGCCTGAGGCATAGTATTTCCCAAGTGCCCGCACCCATTCTGGATGGTCAGAGGCCAGAGCGTATAGCTCTGTCTCCAAAGCCACGTCCTCTTCAGTTATGCTACTGTCGAAGCAGGTGGCGTCCACACAGATGGCGCAAGGGGTCTTCTTAGACTCCCATAGCTTGAGCATCTCCTTAACTCGCTGATTTGGGGTGTACTGGAAGGCGTAGGCCCCCCCCAACACCGCCTTGGCTACCCGGCCTGGGTCTCCCAAGATGAGCTTTTCAGCTATCCGGAAGTCCAGGGGGGGGAACACAATGAGGCGGGGGGCCTTCTCCTCCTTCCGGTCTTTGAAGAACACCTCCTTTTTCACAGTAAGAGTAAAGGGGACCGGAGTCCCTTCAAGTATCTCCTGAAGCCGGTCATGGACGGCCATCTTCCCCGCGGGGGTGGCTAAGTCCTTAACCGACACCTTAGATCCCCAGCCCATGGCAGCATGTGGCCTTACAGTCCTTATTGCTTCCTCATAAGTGTAACCCATGCTTAGGCAGGCTTGAGCGGCCCTCTTAGCGCGCTCAATAGAGTCCACGAGGTACTTATCATGAACCCTAGGAGCACGCCAGAAGGTCACCTTGTCCACCCTCCGTCCCACATTGTCTGGATTGGTAACATACACCTTAGTAGTGTCGGCCACTAACAAAGAGCCAACCGGCCTCACCACGGGAGGCTTGGCCGGCGTGGCCCTAGTCAGCGGCACTCCAGACCAAATGTAAGAGAAGGAGGCCAAGGTTTCTTGCCTAGCCTCACACTTGTCACATTCAAAGGTAAGTTCATTGCCCACCAAGCACCCAACCTGCAATTCAAGCGGAGTGCGCACCTGGTCACAATAGGCTGTATGGTTCTGGATTTCCATCTCACACAGGCTAGCAACATCAGCCACCGTCAACCCCAATGAGAAAAAGCGCGTGACGCTCTTTTCAACGCAGCACGACATCTTGACGGTAAGCTTCCTGGTCGCGTCGCTCTGTGGAAATAAGGCTTTTAATACGGAAAGAGCCACGTTGAAGACACTTTCCTCCCCTTCGGCTGTCTCGGACTCTTGGATGACCTCGAATGAGTCAGAGGACGGGGTATCCTCCTGCGAGGAGGACACCGACGGGGTCTTCTCATCTGAGCTGCTCTCAGTAACCGAGATAAGTGCTGGCGATGGAGTACGGGGGATGTCTTCTCCCCATACAGGCATCTCTCGGCTACTACCACAAAGAGAGGGTGTACTGCAGTCCTCCATGATGACATCAATGTGCGGTTCAAGAATCCTCGCAGCATTCTCGATCGCTTGGAGAGCAGCAGCCGCCGGCGGCAGATCGGCCTCAGTCAGTTCTGAGTCTTCAGTCTCCGTCCCAATGTCAATGGACACCTCGGATGAAACCTCAGAGGGTGCCACATTCCTGAGCCTCAGTTGATGAGGCAAGGTGTAGCGCTCCCCGTCAATGGTAACACTTTGCCCAGGGCCATAGACCATGGCGGGCGCACGAGCGTCCGCGTCCCATGAGACCGGAATGCCGTCGACGTAGTAGGGCTCAGCTACAGCAGCCGATAGGATTTGCTGGCGCAGCAGCTTATAGGCGGAGGTCCTCCTGATTACCACGTGGGTAGTGGTCACCACCACCTCAGCCCAGCCAGACGTCCCGAAGGGCACAACCTTCGGGGTGTCGGAGGCCAGGAGAGGCGACGTTTCACCGTAACCCAGCATGTTCACAGGGACAGTCCCCATCCAATAGTGCCGGCACAGCTTGGTAGAGTAAACTGGTTCTTTGAGTTGCCCATTCAGAACGTCACCAGTGATCACGCAGCCACAGAGGCAGCGACTCTCAACATGACCGTCAAGCAACCATTCCCCGGACCACCCCTCCCCGCAATGCCACAAGGGTAGTGACACCACGGGGCAGAGGGCCCTGAGTCTGGCCATGACCACGCGCACTTGGCGCATGATCCACTCCCACAGGTCCCAGACATACCCCACCTGTACCTCATCCACCTTAGGCTCCCTGTTGACCAGGGCAACCACTGTGCGGGTGAGGCTCAGGCGCCGGAGCACGGCTGAGACCTTGTCGCAATAGTCAACTTGCTGAAAGTAACTGTCCGGGATACATGAAGACCTTGGTAACGTAGTCAGCAGACGGTTCAACCAAGTGGTAGTGCCAGAGTTGTTAGCTGAATACAAAACCAACCCGAGAGCGATCCCCGCAAGGCCCGCCCCCGGGCTGGTCAGTACCGGGATGGCATACCACAGATCTTCTGATGAAAGTTTCCCCGCCATGAAGTCAAAGACTAGGCTCGCCGCGTTGACAACACCCTCCCAACCTCCGACGGCCCCCAATAAAATGGTGACCAAGGAGGGGGAGACACTGGCCCCCCCCATGAACGCACCTGCCATGGTCAAGCCCACGACAGGAGTGCCCAAGGCGGTTCCAGCAGCCCCCAATAGGAGGGCAGACGCCAGGCGCGTCTGAGCGTTGCCTCCAACGCCCAACCCCATCAGGTAGGAAGCCGCGGCTGCCAACGGCGGGCTCCTTGAAGCCCCGTAGGCCGCCACCGCCGCAGCAATCACGCTGTGGCAATGGCCCACCACAGCCGCCCACCCTCCGGCGAAGAGCTTGTCAACAATGGATACAGTGGGAACGGCCCGCGTCCCCGTATAGCAGCCAGCGAGCCACTTGGCGGTTGCTGTGTAGGCCTCGGCCGTCTTAGCCTGAGCCAAGGACAACACTTCTCCGATCGACAGAGTCATGATAGTCCAATCGCAGTCCACCTGGATGGCTGCCACCGCATCTGTCACTGTCTTGGCATCCGATGGTGCTGATTCACCCCCCGGCCGATGGTCTACCGGAGGAACCTGCACCACCGGCTGAGGCGTGGCCTGGTCTCCATGCCGATAAAGGGGGGCGCCACCCCCCTTCACATCCCAGTCTGTCACCACCACTAGCGACCCGGTGTATGACGCGTAGATCATTCCCCCCGCGATAGCTAGACCGATCATCAAGATCGGCCCAGCGTCGCAGCGGACGTAACCCTCCGCCACACCGAGTCTCCGGACCAGGTCGTCCACTATGTGGTGGCCGGCCACTTTAGATGGTAAATCATTGCCCCACCTCAGCAGGAGTGGGACAGGATTTGGGCCCTTCAGACCTGCCCATTGGGGGTCATCCGATGGGCCGGGAGACAGTGTTTCCCGACACATGGTCCGCTGAACACCCACCAAGAGGGGCCAGTTGACGCCGCGAACTTTTGCCCAGCTGACATCAGGGTGCATCCTCAATGGGGCGAGCCCAGAGAAGAACACCGCGGCTTCTCCGATATCAGCCGCGACGGCTGCGGTGTAAGGGCAGTCGTCGTAAAGTCTCAGTAGGTTAGCTGTCAAGTCAGGTTCCATTCCGTACCAGGTCACTCCAGCTTCCACCGCCGACCAGACAGGACCTGAGCGCACCACACCCGCAGGGGCTTTGCCCACCCCCGCGTAGTAGTAGCGTCCAGACCTGCCCCTACCCGTGCGTCCTCGTCTTTGCATCGACAGTTCAGCCGACGCAGGCACTGTCCGCAGGGAGATGGTAATGGTGGGATCAAGGGTCACCTCAACGACCTCCTCCACCACTAATCCACAGTCGGTGACGGAGTCGAAATTTCCAGTGTACCCAGTGGAAAGCGCGTCTGTAGCACAGACCACCAGGTCCCCATCCTTGATGATAGAACTGTCTTTACCCCTATAATAGGCAATGGCATTGACCCCCCTAGCGGAGAACTGGCCAGCAAGGCGCTCGCACTCAGCCTTAGAATGGCAGAACACGAGGTGCCTTCCGGTTCGCATCCGCTCGAGGGGTATTCCATGCCCATAAAAGGGAATCTCGCCCACGTCCAATTTTGTCTCAATTATGGAAGGGTGCTGCGTCATAGGGGATCCGGGAGGTGTAGCGGTGGCGTAGAGCACTAGTTGCACCCCGCACCCACGCGCCAGCTCCCGGACTCTCCCAATGCCTAACAGCACGGTTGAGTCATGACTGTGGCACTCATCACAAATGACCACCGAAACGCCCCGTAGCATCTGCCTAGGGTTGGCCAAAAACCTCCCATAGGTTGAATACGTCAGGGGGGAGTCAGTGATCCTTGTGAAAGCAGTTGTATCATGCCCACAGTATATACTTGGATGTTTACCCGCCAGCCGCTCCATGTACGGGCCCATGGCCCGCACAGTGGCCACTGAGGGGTTCAAGATTAAGACCTTGTGCCCCATGTTATCGTACTCCAACGGGACGCGAGTGCTCTTTCCCGCTCCCGTAGGCATAAACAACGGGGCCTCTTTGAAAACTCCTTTGGCCGGCACCGGAGGGGGTTCAGTAGTGGTTTTGGCATCTGTTGGCACTTGGGTCCACGGCCTAGTGAACCGTGCCGCGGTGACCCTACCACCGGAGTGAAGCACAGACACGAGCATTCCTACTGCGTGCCCTTCGTCACATAGGACCGGTGAGCCAGACGAGCCACGGAAGTCAGAGACCTCCATGGCCACATCCAGCTCCACCTTGTCCCCCTTGCTCAAGCCATGGCATAGGGCCCCGTCGGATCTGATGACCCAACAGGACTCAGCCTGGCAAGTACAAGGTGTTAACGAAGTAGCCCCATCCGGGAGTGGATACACCGTGACATCATCACTGGCTGACCACCATCTGGGATTAAGGGCCCCCACGGGTGTGGCGATGGTTCGGGATGAAGCCCCATGGAAGGTCGTGAACAGCAGGCCGTTCAAGCATGTTCCCATGCTTCGCGACGTAGCCGTCCCCAACACCATGACGTTCCCTGGATGTAAGTCAGGATCCCGACCTGTCAAGGCAGCCTTTGTGACCCCCAAGAAGCCCTTTCCGCACCGTCGGATGACAACAGGCGCGGTCGGAACAAACCCGGGAGGCAAATGATTCACATCCTGGAAGACGCCGATGAGAACCTCATCACCACGGCGCGCAACCACGGGTAAACCCATGACGCACTGCCCGCAGGACAAAGTCCTCGCGGCATCCCGTATGATGCGACAGTCCGTCCTAGTGAATGACAGAGGTTCAAGAGCTGCGTCCCATTCCAACAGGCGCTCCTTGACAGCACGCGAAAAAGAGCCCATATGATCGAACAAATAAGCTCCTCTCGCACACATCTTGGAGACCAGCCGGACGGTTGTGGCCTTCTCACCCGCCATCACACAGCACTCAACCACCCGAGCCAAACGCCGCAACGAGGGCCGGGACACCAAGATCTCCTCCAAGGCCCAATCCAACGCGTCGAACAGGCCAAAGAGAAGGACCAAGGCAACCACCACCATCATCACAGCATCTGGCCAGATGTACGAGGCCAAGCACCAGGCAAAGGTCAGGGGTTTGGCAGGCCGCCCCTCCCCGAGGGGGCTCCTCACCACCCTTTGACGGATTGCCTGGTACCCCTTACACCACGTCCTATAGATCACGGCTTTGTGCCTCCACCCCCCTGCGCTCATCGAGCTCAGGAGCGCAATGGCCCAAGCTACCACACTGGCCACCACCCAGCCCAACACCGAAGTGTCCACCTCGAATGTAGCATCGAAGCAGAACTCGGCCCCGAGCACTGAGGTGCGCCCGCGGGTCGCCGAAATCCCCATCAAGAGGGCCAGCGGGAAAGCTCCCCGAGCAAGCTTCCACAACACGAGGAACATCAGGCGTTGGGGTCCCAACCATCTAAAGTACAGCACCAGGTTTGCCAAACCCAATATCATACTGACGACCGGGAGTCCCAGACACCAGGACAGGGCAGGGCCCGCGAAGACCTCACCTGCCACGGCGGCTTCCACAGCCGGCAGCCCTAGGACTGCCAGCTGGTTCACCCACCACCATAGCAGCAGCAAGATCAGCGGGACCAACCGTGCCTCAGCCAGCTTCATCAGGTATAACAGGACAAATACAAAGTCCAAGAGCAACCAGCGCGGGGGCGGGATGAAGTTGCCTGCATCCACCTCCTGCAAGTGACCCTGGACATGTATAAACCCATCAGGCCTGCCCGAAGAGAGCCATGCAAACCCCGGACAAACCGGATTTCGGCTTCCCATCAGCTTCGAACACCTGCGCACCAGGGGTTCATAGAACCCCCCCGTGAGGCCAGCCCCCCCAAGTGCCTCGGACACTTCCGTGCCCAAGAGCATGCAGTTGTTGAGAGGCGGCGTCCCGGGGAAGAACCCAAACGTCCCGGTGGGAGGCTCAATGGCTGGTGTGGGACACTCCACCAGATGTAGGGTATCTCGGATCCTGGTCATGGCGTAGGACCCAAAACCCAAGGGCGACCGCACCGGGTTGCCTCGGCCCTGGTTGCCCAGGGGCCCCCTAATGGTGAAGGGAGTTGTCCTGTTGACGAAGGGCACAGCTTCCAAGTCCTTTGTCAGCCGAGGCCCCACGCCGCACCGATGGAATGGGAACCTAACCGACCCGGTCTCGGGCCAGCAGTCCCTCACACAGGTGCCGCAGGAGGCAGGCCGACGGTCCAGAACACACGTCACGCACGGGATTCCCCACTCGGAGAGCCCAGGCACCGTGTCGCGATCCGATGATCCAAGTGCGGCTATGGTGCAGGTGGCAGAGCCAACTGGCACTAAACTCCACACATCTATCTTCGAGTCGCGACCACTGGTGGAGGCAAACCAAGAAGCGGAACCCCACACGCAAGTGACTGTAGCAGACCCATAGACATACTGGGGGCATGAAAGGGGCCACTGATTTTGCCCGTGGCTCCAATAAGTGATGGGGTCACCCCAGCCGATTGCTTGGCAAAAGGCTGGCAACCACACCCAGGGGCCGTTAGGGCAGTCACACTGAAGCGTAACGTTCCCACGGTCCCACACCTTCTCCCCAGTCGAAAAACGCGAACCGTTGGCCCTGCAAGAGCAGGTCTGCCAAGTCAACCCGTAGTCAAAGGGGCGTGACCCCAAAACGGAGGCAGGGGCGCCTTGCGACATCCCGGCCATCGTCACCAACAGGAAGACCATGACAATCCGTTGCTCAAGCAGCAGCAATGCGGCCACGCAAACCAACAAGGGGGTCAGGCTTATCACGCCTCTCCAGAAATCAAATGGGACCTTCCAGAGGTATTCCAGAATCCAGTAGTTGGAGGCCAGCTGTTCAGTCCATCTCCAAAACTCACTTTCCCACTTTAGCTCACACGCGACTGCACACGTCAGGTTAGGCACCGGGTAGACCCGGCGCGTCAACGCGACTCCCACCGTTAGGACACCCGAGTACACCTCACCCAGGCCCAGGATCCCAGCCACATAGGCCGAGACCGACAGGGGCCCGTATAGGCTACCCAGCTCCCCCACCAGTTGGGCCGCGGACTTGCCAGGCCGCACAGCCAAACCCGCCTGATACAGTGGCCAGCATTGGTCAGTGCAAATCGTGCACCCCAGGGCCACCAGGCATCCACCCTCCAGGCAGAACCCGATGTCCTCCGGGGCACAACAATTTGTGAGGAAATATTGCCCATTCGCTCGACAAGCGTGGGTGGCCGGGGCCAGAATGGCCCCGGCCTCAACCACGAGAAGGAGCAGAAGGACTGCCATGATGGTATAGAAAAAGGAAATGCCACCCGCCCTCACCCGAAGGATTCTTGGGCTACCCCGGCTGCAGGCCGCCGCGGAGCTGGGTGGCCCCATGCATTTCCCGGCCCACCGGGAAGGGCGGGACTTGGAGTCCCTCTCCAAGCCCCCGGCCCCCACTGGTCCTTGTCAACTCGCCGGCTACGCCTATTGGTCAAGAGAGACATTGAAGGGCGACGTGGACCGTACGTGGGCGTCGTTTGCCCAGGTGGGTAACGGGCTCGGTTTAACGACGAGCCTGACGTCGGGCCCTTATTCCCACCGGTAGGGCCAACACCTGTGGACCGTGCGCGGTCTCGCCGCAGGCACAAGAGGAATCTTAACCTTCTCTTAAGACCCACCTATAGTGGCTACCAAGGTGACCGGGATTTACGACCTACCAACCCTGTCATCACCCATCCACCACCTTTTGGCCGGTCGCCGAGTCGGCGCCGAGTCATTGCGTCTACTTAGATAGGCGTCGGTTTCTGGGGCTTGCACCCAGTGCCGGGGGGGGGGGATCAACTCCCCCACGT